AAAGGGCGTTGCGTTCTGTTGTGATTAATAGATTTGAAATTATTAAAAATGGTGAATCAATTCACCCAACACAAAAGCCCGTGAAACTTTACAAATGGATTCTTCAAAATTACGCCAAAGAAGGTGATTTGATTTTAGACACTCATTTAGGTAGCGGTTCAATCGCAATCGCATGCCATCAAATGGGGTTTGATTTGGTGGGGTGTGAATTAGATGCGGATTATTACAAAGCGGCACACAAACGATTTAAACAACAAACGGCACAAATGCGGTTAGCAATATAAAAGAAAACAAATGGGATGGTTTAATGATATATTTAAAAAGTCAGAGAAAAGAAGCAGTTTGGAAAATCCTTCCACAACTTTGGTGGAATGGTTGAATGGTGGCGTTTCAAACAAATCCGGGCAATTGGTAAGCAGTGAAACGGCATTGGGTGTTTCGGCAGCATGGCGGGCAATATCTTTGATTGCTGGAAGTGTGGCATCGTTACCGATTCATGTGTATGAAGTGACACAAAACGGAAGAAAAGCATTGCCAAATCATCCAATTTCAAAGTTGTTGAACAATCCAAATCCGCAGTTTTACACGGGTTTCACGTTCCGGGAACGCATGATTCAGAATTTGGCGGGCAGTGGAAACGGGATTGCGGTCATCAAATATTCAAACACCGGTTTAATTGAATCATTAGAATTGCCATTGCGTCCCGTTAGGGTGAAAATCATTGATGGTTATTTGGTTTATTTGGTTGAAGGATTAGACAAATATTTGTTTTTTGATGATGTGGTGCATTTTGTTGGATTTGGTGATGATCCGTTTTGGGGGAAATCACCGGTTCAAGTTCATGCCGAAAATCTGGGCATTTCTTTGGCTTCACAATCTTTTGCGGCAACATACTTTGGGAACGGTGGCACAATTGCGGGTGTGTTGAAGACGGATAAATTATTGACACCGCAACAAAAAATGGATTTGGCGGCAGACTGGAAACGCAAATATGGTGGTGGCAATACAAATTCCACCGCAATTTTGGATTTGGGTTTTGAATATAAACCAATAGGAAGCAAACCGCAGGAATCGCAATTGCTTGAGGCACGGAAGTTTCAAGTGGAAGAAATTGCACGCATCTTTGGTGTGCCTTTGCATTTGTTGTATTCATTAGACCGTGCAACATTCAATAATATTGAAGTCATGAATGCCACCTATGTGCAACATACTTTGACAAACTACATTGAACGTGTTGAAAGTGAATTGAACCGCAAGTTGTTGAGGAATGCAGACAATTTAGAAATCCGTTTCAATATGGATGCATTGATGCGGGGCGATATGAACGCCCGTTCCGATTATTACAACCGGTTGTTCCAAATCGCAGCAATTTCACCAAATGAAATAAGACGTGCGGAAGGATTAAGCATGTATGATGGCGGTGATGCATATTACAGACCATTGAACATGGATGTGGTTGGAACAATAAAAGAAGAAAACAATGTTTGATAATTATCCGCAGGGTGCAACAAATGAAGCCAAAAAGGCATTGCAACACAAAGCAGACAACGGAAGCGATTGTGGAACGAACGTTGGTTGGAATCGTGCAAAGCAATTGGCAAACCGGGAACCGTTAAGCGAACAAGATGTGAAGGATATTCATTCTTTTTTGTCACGTGCGGCAGTGTACAACACCGGAAAATTCTTTGATGAAGACGGCAAAGAAGTGTGCGGCACAATCATGTTTTCCGCATGGGGTGGTGAACCGATGGTGGATTGGGCGGCACGAATGGCGGCAAAGATTCAACAACAAAACAACAATATCATGGAAAAAAATATGGAAAAAAGGGTTTGTGAAATCCGGATGGAAGGCACGGAAGAAAACAAACGCACGGTGGAAGGTTATGCCGCAGTATTTGAAAAGCAAAGTGAAGATTTGGGTGGATTCCGGGAAACAATCCAACGGGGTGCATTCAAAGATGCCATTGCCAATTCCGATGTGCGGGCGTTATTCAATCATGATGCAAATATGATTTTGGCACGCAACACATCCGGCACATTACGATTGGAAGAAGACAACATTGGATTGAAATATTCCTTTGAAGCACCGCAAACGCAAATGGGAAACGATTTGTTGGAAATGATTAAAAGGGGCGACATCAACCAAAGTTCATTTGGCTTTACCGTGGAAGAAGATTCATGGGATGATGATGCCGGTTACATGGTGCGAACGATTAAGAAAATCAAAAGGTTGTTTGATGTTAGTGCGGTAACTTATCCGGCATATCCGGATGCATCGGTTGCATTACGTTCAATGCCAAAAGAAAAAGAAGAAACACCGGATTTGAATGGTGAAATCCGTGATAAAATAGTTAGGGCGGCAATCATGAAACACGCCTAATTTTGTAATCTAAAAATTGATAAAAATGACGGTCAGACAATTAACCGAAAAAAAGGCGAATTTGTACAATCAAATGAAAGATGTGTATGATGCCGCACAAAAAGAAAACCGCAGCGTTTCAAATGAAGAATTGGCAAAGGTTGAAGCGATTGAAGCGGATTTGAGTGCAACGGAACGCCAATTGCGTAATTTGCAGGCATTCCAAGAACGCAAAAAAGACATGGAACAAGGTCAAGAAGCGGTATTGGAAACACGCAACGGGCGTGAAAAGATTGATGCATTCAATCAGTACCTTCGCCGTGGATTGCATGGTGTTGATAGTAGATTGAAACCATATTTGGTACGTGGTACAAACCCGCAAACAACATCAGACACTGCCGGTGGTTATACAATCCCGGAAGGATGGTTGGGTGAATTGGATGTGGCGAAAAAGTTTGTTGGATTGGTTGAAAGTGTGGCACGCACCATCAACACACCAACTGGCAACGTTCTTCCGATTCCAAAGGTAAATGACACGGCAACCAATGGCGTTCTTCAAACGGAAGGAAGCGGAATCACGGTTGCGGATATGACGTTTGGAAATACCGATTTGAGTGCATATACATATGCAACATTGGTGAAAGTTTCCGAACAATTGGCACAAGATGAAGATGTTGATTTGGCTTCGTATTTGGTGGAATTGTTAGGTGAACGTATTGCACGAATCACTAATGCAGCATTGACAACGGGCGATGGTTCATCAAAACCAAATGGCGTTGTGACTGCGGCAACAACGGGCAAAACAACGGCATCTGCAACGGCAATCACCGATGAAGAATTGATTGATTTGTTTTATTCCGTAGACCCTGCATATAGAATGGGTGAAAATGTGAAATGGATGATGAATGACACGGTGCATTCATACATTCGCAAATTGGGTTTAATTGCTGCGGAAAATTACAATCCAATTTCATTTGACCAAACCGGCACAATGTACATTTTGGGCAAAGAAGTGAAGATTAATCAAGATATGAGTTCAGCAATTACAACCGGATTAACAACGGTGTTATTTGGTGATTTCTCTGGTTACATGGTAAGAACTGCGGGTGGATTAAACATCAAACGTTTGGATCAACGATTTGCGGATGAATTGAATATTGGATATATTGCATATAGAAGATTGGATGGTGATTTGATTTCTGCGGGTGCACCAATTAAGAAATTGGTTCAAGCCTAAATGAATCAAATTCCATAGCTACTTTTTTTGAATAGATGACACGGTGGGAAACTGCCGTGTTGTCATCAATCATGAATCATGAAGATAAAAATCACAAAGAACATTGTTGGACCTTTGGGAAGTTACAAAAAAGGGAAGGTTTATGAAGTGACGGATGAACGTGCAAAATATTTGATTTCATGCAACTTTTGCACCGTAGTGGAAGAAACACCAACGATTGAAAAAGCGGTCAACACACCGGCACAAACGACACGCAAAACAAAAACAACAAAAGCCAAAAAATAATGATATTCATTCCACAAAGTCACAAAATCATCACCGCAGCATCGGTTGAACCGGTCACATTGAATGAAGCCAAATTGCATTTGAAAATGGATGGTGTCACGGCAGATGATGCATTGATTGAAACATTGATTGAAGCCGCAAGGCAAAGTGCGGAAGAATATTGTGGCATCAAATTCATTGACACGGTTGTGGAAGATGTTTTTGATAGATTTCCAAAGGGTGGATTCCAAAAGAATGATTGTTTTTATTTGATGGTTGGCAATGTGTCTTCCGTTGATTATGTGAAATACTATGATGAAAATGGTGATTTGCAAACATGGAACGCATCGCAATATTTGGTGGATAATTACAGGAAACAAGCACGCATTTGTTTGATGCCAAATGTTACATTTCCAACGTATGATTCAGACCGTGCAAACGGTGTTTTGGTGCGTTACAATGCAGGATTTGGGGCAACGGCTGCGGATGTACCTGCGGCTATTAAACAGGCTATTTTACTAATCATCGGTTATCTATACAACAACCGTGAAGATAAAATAAAAAACCTGCCTTCGCTTAGTGAACATTTGTTGCAACCTTATAAAGCGGCAATGATATGAAAGTATTTTTGAACATCACCTTCAAAGTTGGATATGACAAATTGATGCATTTGGTGCGACAGTTTGAACAATACGGATTTGAAGTTGTGGACACATCACCAAAGTTTGCAGGGCGTTGGATTACTTCCGTACCAATTGAAGAATTACACAAAGCGGATTTTGTAATTGTCATCAATGAAATGTTGTTTTTCCATCAATCGTTTTGGAAAAAGGTCAAAGGGTTTTTGAGTTTGGGGGTTGAATGTTTTGGTTGTGAACGGGTGTTGTATGTCAATAATTCAATGGGATTGATTGACACAATGGAAGAAAACAATCCACGCATTGTGATTTTGCACAA